AAGAGCTTGAAAAGTTTTCGGGCAAGCAGCGGAACGAAGTTGGTGAACTGCGGCAAGTGGTTGACAACTACATCCAGACAGAACTCTCGGCTAAAGAAGCACCTGAGCAACAGCAAGTAGATGATAGCGAAGATGTTGATTTCTTTGTTGATCCTCAAAAAGCTGTGGATAGCCGTATTGCTAACCACCCCAAGATCAAGGAAGCGGAGGCTTACACTCAACAGGCAAAACAACAGGCCACTCTTGCACAGTTGAAATCCAAACACCCAGAGATGGAGACGATACTGCAAGACCCCAAGTTTGCCGAGTGGATCAAAGGGTCAAAAGTTAGGACAAAGTTATTTGTAGATGCTGACCAATTTTATGATTATGACGCTGCAGATGAACTGTTTACGCTTTTCAAAGAGCGTAATCAGGTTGTCCAACAGACTGCTAACGCAGAGCTGGCGGCTCGTAAGAATACTGTGAAGTCTGCTGCTACAGGTAACGCTCGCGGTTCCGCAGAAGGGTCAAGGAAGAAGGTCTATCGTCGTGCTGACATTATTCGACTAATTAAGACCGACCCAGAGCGTTATCAAAGTCTTTCAGATGATATTTTGAAAGCATACGCCGAGGGTCGAGTTAAATAGCCTTAAAGGAGATTTATCGTGGCTACAGCAACTTACCCAGGCACAGGCGGATTTACCGCTTTAACAGAAGCAGGCACTTTCATCCCAGAAATCTGGTCAGATGAAATTATTGCTTCTTATCAAAAGAACTTGAAGATGGCACCCCTTGTCAAGCGTATTGCTATGAATGGCAAAAAGGGTGACGTTATTCATATTCCCAAGCCCACTCGTGGTGATGCCAACGCTAAAGCGGCAGATACTGCGGTAACGATCATTGCCAACACAGAGTCAGAACTGCAGATTGCTATCAATCGGCACTTTGAATACTCGCGTCTGATTGAGGACATCGTAGAGGTACAGGCACTGTCATCTCTGCGTCAGTTCTACACTGAAGATGCTGGTTATTCGCTGGCTGTACAAGTTGACAATGACCTTCACGCAGCCGGTACTGGCTTTGGTGATGGTGGCGCTGTTGTATTCAGCCCTGCTGCTACTGATTACCAGCACACTGGTTGTTTCTTCAACGATAACGGCACTACCACTCAGTACACTGATGACACCTTGGTAGCTGGTGACGAGTTCACGGATGCTTTCTTCCGCGACATGATCCAGAAGATGGATGACAACAATGTACCGATGGAGGGTCGTAATCTGATCGTTCCACCCGCAACGCGCAAAGCGATTATGGGAATTGATCGGTATGTATCATCAGACTTTGTTTCTGGTGGCACAGTCAATAGTGGCTTGATTGGTAACCTGTATGGCGTGGACGTTTACGTTTCCGCTAACTGCAGGACTATCGAAGCGGCTGCTGACAATACCGCATCAAGTGTTGATACTCGTGCGGCCCTGCTTTTCCATACAGAAGCTGTTGTTATGGCAGAGCAAATGGCTGTGCGTTCTCAGACTCAGTACAAGCAAGAGTACCTGTCTACTCTGTACACCGCAGACACCCTTTATGGTGTTCAGGTGTATCGTCCTGAAGCTGGATTTGTCTTGGCAGTTCCATCTGCCTAATCAATACGGGGGCTACGGCCCCCTTTCTTCTTTTCGGGCTGGGATTGAGCAATGTCTAACTACACAAAGACTACCGACTTTGCGGCTAAGGATACCCTTCCAGGTGGTGACACCAATAAGGTTGTTCGCGGCACAGAGTTTGAAACAGAATTTGATGCCATATCGACTGCAATAGCGACTAAGGCTGATACGGCAAGTCCCACTTTTACCGGCACAGTCACCATCCCCACTGTTGATATTAACGCAGGGGCTATTGATGGCACGGCAATAGGCGCTTCTTCAGCAGCCGCCGGTACTTTTACAAACCTGACTGCTAGTGGCACTGTTAACTTTAATGGCGCAACGATTAGCAATCTTGGCACTATTACGACCGCTAACCTAGATGGCGGCACAATAGATAACGCTGTAATCGGTGGTTCTACTGCTGCGGCAGGATCGTTTACAACCGTAGCGGCATCATCATCAATAACAGTCGGTGGTGCGGCAGTATTAACAACTGTGACGTTTTCTAATCTGGATGCTGGTGCGGTCACCACTTCTGGCGAAACCTTTACAGATAGTGACACCCAGATACCGACTAATGCTGCTGTAAAAGCACATGTTCAGGCTGTAATTCCTACGTTGTCTGTTACTGAAGCATCAGTTACAGCCCACCAAGCTGCATTAGCCATTGCAGCAAGCCAGCTTAGTGATGTTACGTCTACAGCGACAGAACTTAACCTTGTAGATGGCTCAACCGCTGATACGGTAGTAAATAGCAAGGCTGTTATTTACGGTTCTGCAGGGCAGATTACAGCTAATGAGCTAGATGTTGATAACATTCAAATAGATGCCAATGCTGTCAAATCTACCGATACCAATGGAAACCTACAATTGTTTCCTAATGGCACTGGATTTACAGAGTTATACGGCAATACCAATCCTGGCACTATTCGTTTCAACTGCGAATCAAACAGTCACGGTGTAACGGTACAGGGTCCAGCCCACAGTGCGGCGTCAACCTATACTGTCAAGCTTCCCGATACGCTTGGTCTTACTCAGGCGTCAGGCATTGTTACGTCAGATGCCAATGGTGTGGTCAGCTTTGACAATGGCACGATAGAAGAAGTCACCACTGTTACTTCTAGCTCCAATGCCGCCACCATTAACCTACGCGATGGCAACCTGTTTGAGCATGACCTGACAGAAAACGTCACTTACACCTTTAGCAACCCAGCCGCCGCAGGCAGGGCGTCATCGTTTGTGCTGAAGGTGATACAGGACAGCAGTGCCAGAACCATTACATGGCCTTCTAGTGTCGATTGGCCTGCAGCTACAGCGCCTACCTTGACTGCGACAAACAATGGCGTGGATGTATTTGTATTTTTCACTATTGATGGCGGCACGACCTACTACGGCTTTGTTGCTGGGCAGGCAATGGGATGAGTGTAGGCACTAAGCTATTACAAGCCGCCGCTGGCAATGCTGGTGAGGCTGTTTACGTTGACGATGTGTTTTCTACGTTTTTGTGGACAGGAGATTCTAGTGGCTCCCGATCCATAAATAACGGCATAGATTTAGATGGTGAAGGTGGCCTTGTTTGGATCAAGGGAAGAACCGCCGCGTATGACCACGCTTGGTATGATACGGCGCGTGGCGCTACCAAGGAAATGTACAGCAACAAAACTGATGCTCAGCAGACGAATTCCAATGCTCTTACATCATTTAATTCCAACGGCTTCACCATTGGTGCGGGTCCGATAGTCAACAATAATAATGATGATTATGTCGCTTGGTCATTCCGCAAGGCAGAAAAGTTTTTTGACATTGTAACGTGGACGGGTAGTGGGGCCGCAAACCACACTATCAATCATAATCTTGGCTCAGTACCGGGTATGATAATTTGGAAAAAATATAGCAATACGGATAGCTGGGGAGTTTATCATAGAAGTTTTACAGGCTATATACTGCTAGAGGGAACGGCTGGTAATAGCACGGTAGTCATAGACAATGTCACTGACACATCTTTTAGACTTAAATATGATTATGGTTTTTTAAACGCTAGTTCAGAAACCTACGTTGCCTACATATTCGGCCATAACGAAGCAGAGTATGGTCAAAATTCTGACGAAGCGATTATTCATTGTGGAACCTATACGGGAAGTGGGTCTACGGGAAAGTTTGTTGATCTAGGGTTTGAGCCGCAGTGGGTATTAGTAAAAAACACAGATACAAGCGCGCCTTGGGTACTCATAGATACTATGCGAGGGATGCCAGTTGACGGTGACGGTGTAAGGCTTTTAGCAGACCAGAATGTCGCAGAAGTTAGTAGTGCTAGTTATTTTGCGCCAAGACCAACAGGTATGGAGGTGACACAGCAAAATACCTACGTTAATACCAGCGGCCAGAATTACGTCTACATGGCTATCCGCAGACCCAACAAGCCAGCATCAGAGTTTGCGGCTACTGGGTTGTTTGATACAAATTTAACGACTTCAGATTCTCTTGTTCAAACTTCTTTAACCCGCACAGACCTTAATATACAAAAAGATAGAGGCTCTGCCTATTTTCTTGCACAAAGCAGGCTTACGGGAAATGTCAAATATCTACAAACAAACTCCAATAACGCAGAAAGTAATTATTCCACATCTGACCCAGTGGGCGTTTTTGATACGCAAGGTAAGGTAAGGACGTATGCGGGTAGCGAAAGCAATGTTATTTGGTCCTTTATGCGAGCCAAAGGTTTTTTTGATGTTGTGACTTATACATCAAATACAACTTACCCAAACACCTTTAATCACAATTTGGGGGTGGTTCCAGAGCTTATACTAATAAAAAGACGGGATAGTAGTTCAGCATGGGCTGTTTACTCAGCAACAACAGGAAATACTAAACACTTGGTACTAAGCTCAAATGCTGGCGAATCAGCCAGTTCATATTGGAACAACACAACGCCGACCAGCACCGTAGTTACTGTTGGAGGTCAGGATGAGACGTGGGGATATGGCGGTTATACTTATATAGCTTATTTGTTTGCGACTGTTACTGGCATATCAAAAGTGGGTAGCTATACCGGAACAGGTAGTGACTTAAATGTAGATTGTGGATTCAGTGCTGGTGTTAGGTTTGTTTTTATTAAGCGTACAGATTCTACTGGTGATTGGTATCTTTATGATTCTGAAAGAGGGATTGTGGCAGGAAACGATCCTTATGTGCGGTTAAATAAGACTAATGCTGAAGTAACCAACACAGATTATATAGACCCCCTTAGCTCTGGATTTACGGTGACATCATCAGCGCCAGCGGATCTTAATGCCTCTAGTGGCACTTACATATTTTTAGCAATCGCATAGGAATTGACATGGCAGAGTATAGAAACAGGTCAAACGGCGAGATAAAAACGGATACTGAACTCCGTGCCGCAAACAAAAACATGAGCTTTCCTAAAGCGTGGAATAGCTCTGTCCACGATGCGTTGGGCGTTGACCCTGTATTAGAGGCTCCTGCTCCCGAACCCAGCGCGGCGTACAAGTCTGTCGTTCGTAACGGCGCTGTAGAGGACGGTAAAGGCAACTGGGTATATGCGTGGAAAGAGCAGGAAATGTTTACTGAATATACTGATGAAAACGGTGATGTTCAGACTGTGGCGGCGCAAAAGACAGCTTATGACACGGCAAATACTGCGGCTAGGGCGGCGGCTGAAAGAGCCAAGCGTACTGCCCTGTTGGAAGAGACAGATCATTACGCTCTGTCAGATGTGACGATGTCCGACGCCATGAAAGCGTATAGGCAGGCATTACGCGATGTGCCACAGCAAGCTGGGTTTCCGTCAAGCATTACATGGCCTGATAAGCCGTGATATGTGAAAACAATTGTGTTGTATCTGGTGTTGAATACCTACACCTACACATGGGCTATTGGTAGTAGGACGAGGCTAGAACATTACAGAGTTTGCAAATACAAGGAGCTAAATAGCGAATCAGATCAAACGTATACCTGGCATTTACCTTGGCCTAATTCATATTGCGATCCTTATGTGATTTACGAGGTTCCTGATGATTGACCCAATTACAGCAGCAGCGGCAGCTACAAAAGCATATGCAGGGGTCAAAGCATTTATTGAGGCGGGCAAGTCCATTGAGGATACGTTTTCAGCAGTAGCTAGATGGCAGGGTCATGCGTCAGATGTTTTGTATGCAAGCCAGAGGCGGCAGAAAAAACGCAACCCACTTAAAGATGTGGTGTTTGCAAGTTCGGTAGAGGCAGAAGCGGCCCAGATGTTTGCCGCAAAGAAAAGGATTGATACACAGAGAAAAGAATTAATAACTTTATTGCAGTATGCCTATGGCAATGAAGGTTTGGAAGAGTATCGTAACTGTATGAAAGAAGTTCAGGCACAAAGGCAGAGAGAGGTTTATGCGCAGCAAGAAGCAAAAGATTTAATTATTAAATCATTTTGGATTGCAGTTCTTGTAGGCATAGCTGGTTTCTTAATTACATTTATTGTTACGTCAGTATCGGGAAAATAAAGATGGAAGAACCAACAAAACAAGTAATAGATGTAATCAGCTTTGGCACTGTTATTGGTACTGTCTCTGCAATTCTTCCGCCACTTTCTGCCTTGTTTACGATTATTTGGGTAGGCATTCGCATTTGGGAGACTGATACGGTGCAAGAACTGACAGGCCGAAAGCAGAAGCGTGATGATAAAGGTCGATTCGTAAAGGATGATGACTGATGGCTTTACAGTTTTTAATTGGCCCAATCGCTAATCTTGCCAAGTCATGGATGGATAATAAACATGAGCAATCTCAAGCCAGCCATAAAGCCAAAATGGAAGTCATTAGCAATACAGCCACCTGGGAGGAAAAGATGGCTGCTGCTTCCGCCAACTCATGGAAGGATGAGTTTTGGACGGTTATTTTATCAATTCCTCTCTTATGTGTTGGTTACTCTATTATCGTTGATGACCCCGATATTCTTGGCAGGGTTTCTGATGGCTTTAATGCTTTGGATACTTTGCCAGATTGGTATCAGTATTTACTATTTCTTGCGGTATCTGCGTCATTTGGAGTACGTGGTGCTAGTAAGCTGATGAAGCTGAGGGGCAAGTAATGGCAGAGTTATTTGCTACCGCTGAAAACGAAGAAAAAGCTAATGAGATTATTAAGCTATATAATCAATATCTTGGCCGCGATCCCTTGCAGGGCGGGATAGATGGCTGGCTTGCGACAAACCAAAGCATCGAGCAGATTGAGCAGGGCATAGCTAACTCACCTGAAGCTGCTGTATTTCAAACCTTTAATAGCACTATTGGCCGCGATCCGACAATGGAAGAGCGGGACTTTTTTGTAAATGTAAACCCTGCACCTATTGAGC